CCTTCGTTAAGAGTGTCGCTATTGTTTCCTATAAAACTCTTTTCTTGATCATAATGCTCCGGCGTTGCAAATCCTTTCGGAGCATTGCCTTCAACAATATCACCTGTTTCATATTTTACAGTTTCGTACTGTAGTTGCATTGTGCTTTCTAACACCTCACTTGCTGCACTTGCATCTACGCTATCGTGTTGCCACCCAGTAATTTTAGGCAATATTAAATGTGTAGTATGATGTGTATGTCTTGCCATTTCACTAATACTAATTCTAGTAAAAAATGGTTCATCACTACCGTTATCTAATCCATACTTTTTAGGACCTAATGGTTGATAAACATTATTAGTTGGATATAAACTTTGTGAATCAGCAAAATAGTAGTCATAATATGCTTGCCAAAGTCTTGTAGTTATACCTTCATTGTCGTCATGAAATCTTATAATTACAGGTGAATAATCTAATCTAGTGTGTACAACTTTTTTTCTGTTATACTGCTGTTTTGTTTCTGTTTCAATATCAAACTTTGGTAAGTCTGCATACTTAGCAAGTAAACTTATTTCATTACCATGCTTTTCTACAAATCCACCTGCAACCTGACTGTTAATAGTAAAACTAACATGGTAGAGAAACTTATGTTTAGGAGCAAGTCTATAAAAGTTGTCTACAAATGTGTGACTGCTGTGCCAATAGTCAGCAAGCGTAACTTCGCTTTGATTATTAGTTGATCCATATTTTGTTGCTTTGTTTGCCATACTAATATTTATCTTAATTATTAAGTGGGCACATAATAAAAAAGGAGCCCAAAGGCTCCTTTAATTATTAGTTGTGTTAGTTTATTAAACTGTACCTGAACCTGTAGATAGTGTTCCGCCACCTGATGGAATACTTTCAGCTGATATGCCGCCGCCTACTGTTTGTACTGCATTATCATAGCGTATAGCTAGTGAAATCTGTACTGGATCGTTTGTTGAATATGCTAATGTATTGTAGTTAGCATTTTGTACAAAACAACCATATAGTTCAAAGGTATCTAAAACGTTAACAGCAGTGTTACCGTTACCACCGTCTAAGATTTCAATTTTTGTTGTAAACTTATAATCAATGCCCGATGGTGCGCTTGATTGTTCAAAGAAATCAAATTGCTTCTGAATCTGTTCACCTACAAGTTTTTGAACGTTGTTGTTTACATCTTCGCGTAAGTTAAGCGTAATTGCTTCCCATGCAGGCTTACCTGCTAGGTACACACGTGAATTGTAAACAGGTAGTTCAATTTCTTCAAAGTTTACAGTTGGACGAGTAACATCAATTACCTGCTTTGTTAATTCAGTAGTTGCTGATCCTAGTCCAAAATTTGTAAGTGACACTCTAAAGCGGTACTGAAGTTTTGGCATCAACAAACCTTGCGTTTGATTGCCTGTTCCGCCGTCCAGTGGCACTGTAATTTTTGATAGTGTTGAAATTGCCATATTTTACTCCTGTACACAAGTATTTATCATTTGTAGGGGATTAGTAATTAACCCCCTACTTAATGATTTTAAAGACCTGCGATCTCTCCTGTATTTTTCAAGCGTAGTGGAATGTAAATAAATTCAACTGCCTTGACTGGTTCAATTGCAATGTCTAAGTATAGCTCATTACGATCAATTCTTGCTGGTGTGTTGTTTGTTTCATCACATACAACTAGATAATCGTTAAGTGCTCTTAGTCCTGTAAGCTCTAACATTAAGCTCTCAGCTGCCTGCTTAATCTCATCACGTGTGATCTTATCGTTTGGTTCAAAGATATAAGGTTTTGCCAACTTGTTAAGTTGTCCTCTTAGATAAATTACAAGTCTTGCAACGTTGATTCTATCTAATGCACTTGCATTTGCTGCACGAGTCTTCTGACCAAAGTTAACAAGTCCTGCACCTGTAATAAATGTAACTGGGTTAACTTTATTACTGTATAGTGTGTCTCTTTGACCTTCGTTAAGTGCTACTGCAACAAATTCACCTTCGCTACTAATGTAACCAGTTGATGTTGCATTTGAAATGCCACCGCGTCTTGTACCTGCTGGTGCAAACCATGGATAAGCAACTTGGTCACTTAGTGCAAATGTACGAAGCATCATGTGCGATGCTGGTACAACAACATTGTTGCCGAAGTTGTCACTACTAAATCCGCTTGGATAGAACACAGCCATGTACTCATCACTGCTTACTAGTCCATCGTCATTATCTTCAACTGCTGCTGCAACGTTTGTTGCCCAGTTGTTTAATGAAGTAGCATCAGGTGTTAAACGCATTGGGCTATCACCTAGTACAAATGCTGTTAAGCCTCTGTCAAAGTTTAGACCAATCATTTCACCAATTAGCTCTGGATAACCTGGTGTTGCCATTAAGTTAAACAGTCTTGATTCGTCATCTCTAATTTCATCATTTCCGTTTACCATTGCTTGCAGTGCCTGTACAACAACTTTGCGTTGTGCATGGCGTCCAAAGCTACCAGAACCATCAGCTTGGTTGCCTGACTCAGTTACCCAACGGTGCTCGTAATAACTAGTCATTACAGCATCGCCCATGCGTGGATTTGTTTCAGTTGTATCAATTGCATTACGTACAAACTTCTTAACGTTAAAGCCACTTCTACGTGTGTTCCACATAACCATGCCTTTTGGATATAGTGCAGGATCTGGTGCATCTGGATCTAAGTAATCGCTTGTTAGCATTGCATCCATTGCGCCTGCTACACTGTTTGAACCTGCTGTTGACCAACGAGCATCTGCAAATAGCACACCATTTTCAGTAGTTTGATCTGCTGCGTCTAGTGCTACCCACTGATCGGTTACCCATCTGTAAACTTTTGGATAGTTTTCTAAATCAGCTGTACTAATCCAAATATCGTTGTCAACTAATGGACTCTTAGCAGCGTCATTTTGTGTTAATGGTTCACTTGCTGCAACAATTGGTCCTGTTGCATTAGTGTTTGCATACACATTTTTATAACCCTTCCATGTAGTGCCATCATGCACCATCATGTCTACTTCATCTACAATTGAGTTGTACCATAATGTACCGTCTGCTGTAAGTGCCTTTGGCGCTGTTGCAGAAGCAGTGTATGTTAGTACTTTCCAATTTGAAGCAATAAAGTAAACAGTTGATCCATCGTCGAAGTTATCATACAGGTTATCAGTTGTACCTGGTACAAAACCTGCTGACTGTAGGATAGTATCATGATCTCTAAAGCGTATTTCACCACCTAGTGCATGTGTAATAACTACTCTGTTTTGAGAATCGACACTTGCAGTTACATTTGTTAAACCAGCACTGTTAATTGCTGCTGCTAATGTTTCTGCATCTGATGAATCATTTGCAAATGGACTACTAAAAGTAACTTCTTTCCATGCTGTAAGACCAGCTTGACCTTTAACACTTTCTTGTATGTCAAAGCGTCCTGTTGATGCTGGAATACTTGCAGCAATAACATTACTAGTTATTGTCGTAGCACCCGATGCAACTCTTGCCATAATCTTAAAATTAGCTTCAGTTTGTGCAATTTCACCTACATTATACTGTACATATGTTGTACCTGCTGCTAGGTTAGCGCCACCACCTGCTTTGTCCATGTTAAACAATGCTGAGTGGTTATCTGCATACAATGGTGCAGCTGAATCTGCCCATAGTTGTGTAGTTGCATTATACTTCTTAACTGCCCATTTTGCACCACTGTTTGGTTCAGTTGTTTTAACCCAAATTGATCCTGTTGGACGTGGTGTAGTATCAGCAGTTTTCCACTCTGGAACACTTGTATGTGGAGCAACATTTACTGCTGGTGCAGCGTGTGTTCCTACAAGTCCTAGTGTAGCAGCTGATGTACCTGAAGTATCTGCAATTGCTACAGCAGCGCCTGTAGAATAAATTTCTAATACGCCGTTAACTGATGCAGCACTGATGCCATCAATTGACAAACCATTAATGTCACTTGCTAGGCTTGTTGCCGTTGTGCCTGATGTTGTTACAGGTGCAGTATTAATTGTAAATGTATCACCTGATGTATGTGCTGATGCTGTTGCTGTTACAGCAGCATGGCTATTTTGCCAATCATCTGTTCCAACTTCAACCCAAGTACCAGATGCATTTTTGTACCATAATTTGTTAAGTGTGCTTACTGCAACAATAGCATAGTCACCTACACCACCAACTGATCCTTTTGGAGCGCCCGGTGCGCTTGCTGAACCAGTAACTTTTGAAACTTCAGTAATTACAATTGGTGTTTTTACATTAAATGACTGGCCGCCTGTTGTTGCTTTAGGTGCACCATTCCACTCAAAAATACCAAACTTAGTATTTGTAGTGTCAAACCACCATGTGCCATCTGCCGGAGCTGCGCCCGGAGCATTTGCACTTGCTTCTAATTCGCCTAAATCTATATCTGCACGGACTACCCATGCTCTGTTTGCAACACCTAAGAATGAGTATGCTGCCTGTAATCCGTATTCATTTAGCTCGCCGCCGTGAATTGGATTATTACCTGTATCGGTATAAAATAGTGGATCTCCAAAGGTATCTGCAAGATCTCTCTGGCTTGTAATTAAATAAGCCTTTCCAGAATTTGCTTTTAAAGTACCTTGCGCAACACCAGTGCCACCTGCATTGGTTTTATTTTGCTTGGATGCCACGAAAATCATTGGTACGGTGCCCGGTTCTGCTGGTGTATAGAACGATTCGTCTATTACCTTAACCTCTACACCTGGTGATGTTAATGCCATTGCGTTATCTCCTTGAAAGTAAACTTTGCTAAATGTATTTAGCCAAGTGCTGTTAAAATATACCTGTAATACGCTATAAAAAGGGGAGCAAAAGGTGTAAATACTGTATGAGACCACTTTGTATATGCGGATTACGGCCTGCTGCTGTAAATTATAAAAAAGATAAAAAAACTTATTACAGGAAAAAGTGTGAAATTTGTAATAAGCACGGAGGAACCGGTCATGGCATACCTAAATGGAAAATGCGTGGTTATACAAAAAAGGACACATGCGAGAAATGTGGGTTCCGTAGTCAAAATCCAGAACAATTTAATGTCTATCATATAGATGGCAATTTAGATAATTGTAAGTATAACAATCTAAAAACAATTTGTGCTAACTGTCAACGTGTTTTACAAAAACAAGGAATTAAATGGAAACAAGGTGACCTAATAGCAGATTTTTAGGTTGACTTTTTTTGTAGTTTTGTTATAATATAAACAATTACAGGAGCCACTATGATAGATTACAAATTTAACGAAAAAAACTATATTGACGAATTTCAAGCATATATTGATAGTACATATCAAGGACATTATGCTACTAATAAATTTCAGTCAACTGAAGTAATTATTGAAAGAGGCCACGGTACTGGATTCTGTATGGGGAATGTTGACAAGTACTCTAATCGATATGGTAAAAAAGGTTCTAAGGATGATGCAAGAAAAGACCTAATGAAAGTCTTGCACTATGCACTTATTCAGTTGCATATACACGACAACGATCTTTAACCTATTGTAAAAGAATAACCTGTGCCACCTGCTACTGCTAGTGATACTTCTTGTTCTAATTTATCTAATTCGCCTTGAGCTTCTGCTTTTAGTGAATCGCCGTTAAGTGTTGATCCGCCTTGTGGGCCAGCAATAGTAGCAAATTTACTACGTGCTTCACCTAGCATATATTTGCATGTAGCAAGCGTGTAACTTTTAATCCATTGTATTGCCATATAATCGTCTATAAGTTGCTCATCGCCTCTATAATTATAAACATATAACATTAGATTTTCTTGTGCTCTAGGACGTTGTAAAATTGTAAGTTTTTTAGATTGTGAATTCCATTTAAATTCTATAAACGAACCAAACATGCGTCCTACTAGTTCTTGATATTGGCTAAACATATCATATGTTGCTAGACCACCCATATTAGAACTTGCTAACAAGTAGGTATTTGTATATGCCATATTGAATGGTTCAAACAATGTGCCGCCATCACCGCCGCCTGTACGTGAACCAATTGAACGTCTAAAAAT